AGTAACCAAGATCCTCTTCCAATAATATTGTCTCTTTTTCCTCTACCTCGGAATTTTCCACGAATATGACATAATCGTTGTATCCCATCAATGCATAAAACATGACACATTCCATTTCCTAATAAAGCACTTACTTGTGCATACAATTCAAATTCATTATCCGAAATACGTAACTTCTGTGACGAAGGTACATTGGTAAATTTACGTGCTTGTCCTTTTGCTTTACTTCCTCCAGTTGTGTTTTTAACCATTTTCTTAGTTCTTAGTAAATAAATATATACTTATCTATTTATTCATCTATTTATATTCAATTTTATTTTTTATAAATTTTTATAAAAAAAATAAAAATAATTATTTACAAAATATTTTTAACAGTAAATACAAGATTATCTTCTATGGTTTCAATACAATTTATCTCTATAATTATATAATATTCATTTCCATTATTATTATTTACTATTTCTATTTTGTTGTCTAATATATTTTGAAAAATGGAAGAATTTATTTTATAGCTTTCATTCAAATAAATATTGTATATTTTTATATTTACAGACTTGACATTTTCAAAAAAAACAGTTATTATGTTATTTGTAGTATTTGTATTATGTAATCTAAAACAAACCTCAATATTTTTTAAACATTTCATTTCTTTTAAAAAATGAAATTCAGATAAATTATTGTATTTCTTTAGATTACTTATGTATTCATTATCATTTATTATTTCTAATAAGTTGTTATCTGAAACACTAGGAATATTAATTCTATTTATATTTAAATGAACAAATATATCTAATATTTCATTCACATTTAAATAATTAAATAAAATATCATTATCAACATTGTCTATCAAGTTAAATGGTTGGTTATTATTTTTTCTATAAAGTAAAATATAAAATATAAATTTAATAATATTGTTTTGTTTATTTCTACATAATGTTTGATGATACATTGTTCCAAATGCTGAACTCATCATATAATCTACATTGACTTCTGTTTGTTTACAACCAATTAACCAAGTATAGTTTAAATGTTCTAAAGCAGAAATTCTATTTTTTTTAAATAATATATATTTTTGTGTCAACTTATTAAAATTTATATTATAGTCACACATATTATAAATATCAGTACAACAAACAAATTTATTTGTGTTATTAATAAAATCATTTAGTTTTTCAATATTTATATTTAAAAATTCATCACTATCTATTAGTAATACCAAGTCGTTGGAACACATATTGTATCCCATCATTCTTTTTTCTTCTTCGTTATCACATATCGCATACTTATATTTTACTTTTGAATACGTATTGATAATTTCATTTAATTTACTAGGTTTATTATTTTCATCATAAAATAAATTAAATTTTTTTAAAGTATCCACCGAGTATGAATATGGACCATCAATTATAATTATTTCGTCCACTATATCATAAATGTATTTAATAATGTCTTCATAAAAATTCAAGTCATAATATAAAATTGTGTATACACTTATTTTCATTATTTACTTATTATATTATTATAAAATAAAATATATTCATTCAAATTTACACATGTCATTCAAATATTCTTCTTCAATATCTACAATTCCATGATTTTTATGTTTTTTATAAAATTGTAAACATGTTTTCTCTTGTTTTATATTTTGTATTGTTTTTTCTTGTATCTCTATTTTTTGTTCATCCGGTTCTAATCCATAATTTTGATAAAATCTTTCCATATCGTCATAGTCATTAAATATTACTTTTTTATTAATGTGATCTACTGTCCCATTACAACTCTTTATTCTTTCTTGCCATAAAGGACTAAATGAAGCATGATAGCACCAATTATCTCGGTATGCATTTATAATGTTGTATTTTTCTCTCTTCAAACGAAACAAAGAAAGATAATTATTTTGATCAATATTTAATAAATTTATACTAGATAATGTTTTCCATGCTGGTTTTACTACTTCAATGGTTTTATAATTATTGATTTCATTCTCTTCTCCATATTCATCCGAACATAAAAGCAAATTTTTTCCTAATTTTATTTTTTTTAATAGTGTAAAATAGTGTATCATTCGTGATAAAAGTATAATTCGTTTATAACTAATTAAAAAGTGGTTTTTGTTCATTTTTTCAAAAGTACTCAACTCTTTTTCAATGTCAATATTTAAACCCAAATTTTCAAAATATTCAATCATAGATATATAAATTTCAGGTAAATAGGATTGTTCACTAGCATTTAAAATGAAATAAGCAATCATTAAATAATCTTCTGAAGCCAATAAATTTGCTAACTCTTCATGATCTTGTTTACATGTTTCAAATTCATATTGTTTCACAATTTGTTGCAAAATAAATACGTCTGTTGTATGTGGACGAATCATGAAATTATTTACAATCAATTCTACTATTTCTTCTCCTATATCATCATTTGTTAAACTAGAGGATGATGACAAATTATTTAATAAATATTTTTCAAAAGAAGGATTCCTGGTAGCATAAAAGTCATAATATATTTTCCAAAATAATTCGTATAATTCAGATGTAAATCCAGAGTAAAATAATTCATAAGCCCAGAATAATGCTTCTTCTGTTTTTTTATCCAAAATAGATGTTGTAAGTGCGATTTTAACTTCTTCTTTTTCATACAAGTAACGTGTAAATTCAAAATTGGTATTCATGTTTGCGTCCATTTTATATAAACTTATAACTCTTTTTCTTTTCATGCCAATAAACATAGTAATTAAAAGAAAATCAATTTTTTCTTTTTCTCTCTTATAAAAAATCTATTTAGAAATATAAATACTTTTTTATCTCTCTTTATAATATAATATGACAGCTTGGAATGACTTTGTTAAAAAAATTTATCATGAAGGACACAACAAAGATAGTAATTATAGTTTTAAACAGGCATTGCAAGATGCTAGTAAACGCAAGGGAGAAATGGGTTCTTCTTCTTCCTCTTCTTTTTCCTCTTCCTCTTCCAAAATGAGTAAAAGGAAAGGAAAGAAATCCAAGAAAGCTGGAAGAAAAACAAAAAAAGGTGGTAAATGTGGAATGAAAGCTGGTACTCGCAGAAGAAGAAGAAAACATTAAATGATTATTTTACAATATTTTATATAATTCATCTAGTTTTTCATATGGTATTTTATTTACAAATCCCCACTCTGAATGACTGTTGAACAACAAGTCATATGTTTTTCTTGTATTTATTAAGGTTTCTCTCTTCCAAGGATTCGGATGAATATTTTTTGATAAAAGAATTACTATTTTATTTACAAAGGTATCTTTCAGAGAGAAAGATCGACAAATATGTCCAAATATATAAATATATATCATACTTAAACTAAAATTATCCCATTTATCATAATACAGTAAAATATCTTGTATTATTTCATTTCTTGTACGATTAATATATTTTTTTAAAAATTCTTCACAATCTTTTTTAAATTCATTTTTATAGTTTTGAGAGAAAAAACATAGAATATCCATATGATCTAGATAATTTTGACAAATGGAATCTATCAACGAATAAGAGATAGATGTTTCATTATTTGCAACTAAATAAAATAATAAATGAACTTCTAGTGGTTTATGAGTATAATTATCTATTTTTTTAATTATACTTGTAATATAGTCAATATTTAAGGAGTTTGTGGTTAATAGAGAGAATTGAAAGTTTTTCAATAAAGGTTTATAATTTTGCATAAATTGAATGTTTTCAGGGCATAAATCAAAAAAACATATACCTTTTTTATTTATTTTGATTAAACTATCTAATAAATAAGAATAAGAATCTAACACATGAAAAATTAATAAATTTGGCGAAGGTAAATTAAATAAAAAAACATTAAAATCTAAGGTTTTTGTTTCTTTTTTATTATTATATTCCATAAATAAATATTTTTTATTCTTTTTATTCCTTTCATTGCTTTTATTGTTTTCATTCGTTTTTATATTTATACTTTCAAAGACAATCTCATCCATTTCTCCTATGTTTATGAATTGATAGTTGGAAATAATCTCATAATAATTTGAATAATAAGGAATTTTTTGAATTTTACTACTAATTTTAACTTCATTTACAGAAAAAAAATCATAATCACATATTTTTGTCTTAGGATCGGTTTTAATTAGGGATGGATTAGAAATATCATTATTTTGTAAACTATTTTTTATTAAATTAACATTTATATCTGTATTAGACTTCATGTGTATATTTATTATTATAAAGTATTTTTATTATTTTATTTAAAAGTATTTTTATTATTTATAACTTTTTATAAGTTTATTTGATATAATTATTATTTTTATTTATTTATATATATAAAATGTTTATATCATTATCATCATCATTTGCAGGTAATGCTTGTGCTATTAGACAAAGTATAGACAATTATTATAAAAAAAGTGAAACACAATTTTTTGATTGGTTAGTATGTTCTGTTAAAAGTATAAATGAAATATTAGAAGGAAAACCAATTTTATTTGAAAATACCTATTTATCCCATATTTCAGATGGAGTCAGTGGAATTAGTATAAATTTTTTAAATTTTGATTTATTAACTTCCCATCACGATATTCATGAATATAATCACAATAGTATGATTGAAATTACAGAAAAATACAATAGGCGATATAAAAGGTTAATTCATACAATAAAAAATGAGAAAAGTATCTTTTTTATTCGTTATTGTAAAAATTTAAACGATTTAGATGAAAAACAATTAAATCAGTTTTGTAATAATATAACTAACATTAATAATAATTTATCTTTTAAAGTTATTTTGATTAGTGATTGTGATGATTTAATAATTCCTGATAGCTTAACAAATAATGTAAATTTTGTTTATATTAACTTGAATTGTTTCATAGATGATGATATTATAAACGAACCGGATGAATATCAAAAAAAAATAAAGCAATATAAATGTATTTTTAATAATTTTAATAATTTTAATTAATATTTATAAAATTTAACTATTACTTATAAAATTTAAAATTTTAACTGTAATAAGAAATAACGATTTTTATATGTTTTTTTAATTTTATTTTTTATTTCGTTTGGGTCATTGAATCCTATTTTTAATAACCTTTTAATTTCTTCTTTTAATAAATCTGTATTTTCATTACAATATGAATGAAATGCATCTGAGGGTTTATACTTGCTATTATTTTTAATATTTGTTTCAATATCTTTGTCCATAGATTCTAATAATTCTTTTTGAACACCTATATAATTACGCCTTTCTGTTGGTTGTTTTTGTTCATTGTTTTTTTTTCTGAAATAATATCTCGCACTTTTGAACATTTTTGTTATTACATCGCCATTATATCCCAAATTTACAACTCTTCTTACTTCTTGACAAACTATATCATCGTTATCTTTGATCCAACTATTCCAAGCCTCTTTAAAATCATTTTTATCATCATACTGATGAATCTTTGAAAATTTGTACAATTCTTCTGTAAATTCATTTGTAAATTTATAACGATAAATATTTATCATAAATTCTTCTTTTTTATCATTTATGTTATCATTTATGTTATCATTTGTATTATCATCATTTTTGTAATTAGTAGAAAGCGAAGTCATGATTGGTTAATTGTCTTTTTTTGAATGCTTATCTATTTATTTTTTATTTTATTTCAATTTTATTTATAAAAATTAAAATAAAAGTATTTAAATGTATAAAAATGTTTTAATTTATAAACATGTAGTAATGATTCTTTTTATTTAACTCTTCCAAAGTCATCTTCGTAACGTATAATATCATCCTCTCCCAAGTAATCACCTACTTGTGTTTCAATAATTTCCAATAAATTATATCCAACGTTTTCAATGCGATGTATTTCTTTGACAGGAATATAAACGCTTTCATTTTTAGTGATTGTATAAATATTATCTCCTACTTGAACCTTTCCTATTCCACTGACAACCACCCAATGTTCACTACGGTTGTTATGTGACTGAAGTGATAACCTTTTTTGTGGACTTACAACAATTTTTTTTACTTTATATCCACTATGGTCGTCTCCATAAATATTTTCGTAATAACCCCAAGGTCTTGTAAATACTTTTGTTTCCATTTTATATGAATATATAAATATAAAAAATTGAAAAAGAATTTATAAAGAGTATTATTAATAAATATATTATTAACATGAGTGAGAGTATAAATGACTTTCATTCAATAGACTTTCAAATATTGAATTTACCTGTTTCTAATTTAGTACTAAATCTTCCTTATAAACAACAATTGGAAATATTTGAATATTTAAAACAATTAGATGAACATAAAAGAAAGTCATATTTAATTGCCTATGAACATCTTGGTACATCTTTTAATATATATAAAAGTAATGGTTACAAGGAATGGATAAAAGAATGGAATAAAAGAATGGAATAAAAGAAT